CGACCGATCCTGTGTCGGAAAACATGAATGCGCTTAAGGGTAAACCCTTAAAAGCGTTCCAATATCAGGACCATCAGGCCCACATCCAAGTGCACATGTCGGCGATGCAAGACCCGATCGTGATGGAGCTGATTGGCCAGAACCCACGGGCGCCGATGATCCAAGCGGCCATGATGGCCCACATCGCAGAGCACGTTGGCTTTGGCTACCGCCAGAAGATCGAGCAGCAGCTCGGTATGCCGCTGCCTCCAGAAGGCGAAGAGCTGCCACCACAGATTGAGATTGCCTTGTCGGGCATGATGGCCCAAGCCGCGCAGCAGGTTCTCCAGCAGAACCAAGCGCAAGCCGCTCAGCAGCAGGCGCAGCAGCAAGCCCAAGACCCTGTGGTCCAGATGCAACAGCAAGAGTTGCAGATTAAGGCGCAGGAAGTGGCCATCAAGGAGCAAAAAGTTCAGGCGGAAACAGCGAGCAAGCAGCAAGAGCTGGCGCTGCGGAAGCAGGAAATTGAGGGCAAGTTGCAGTTTGACGCCCTCAAACTCAACCAGCAAGCCCGCGCTGACGCGCAAAAACCACGAGGACCTAACAACCAATGATCTCCGACTTCGCACGCGTATTGCGCGAGAAATTACGCACCGACATGAACAACTACGCCGATGACTTGGCGGGTGGGGCATGCCGCTCTTTTGACGATTACCAAAAACTCTGTGGGGTGATTCAAGGCCTAGCCACCGCAGAGCGTCACCTCCTTGACCTTGTAGAGAAAGTTGAGCAATCAGATGAGTGAAATCATTCTGCCTCCGGGCATCAGCCTGCCAAAACACATCCAGCCTATCGACGCCCCAGAGGCCGAGGCTGACAACGAAGCAAAAGCATCAGCGCTGCCTATCCCCACCGGATACAAGCTGCTGTGCATCGTGCCAGAAGTCGATGAAAAGATCGCCGGTACGACACTCGACCTCGTTCGAGATGCTGCGACCCTAAGAGCGGAAGAGCACGCCACCACGGTGTTGTTCGTGCTGCGGGTCGGACCAGACGCGTACAAAGACCCTGCCAAGTTCCCATCGGGCGCATGGTGTAAAGAGGGTGATTTTGTGCTCGTGCGCACCTACACAGGTACGCGTTTCAAGGTGTTTGGTAAAGAGTTCAGGGTTCTGAACGACGACCAGATTGAATGTGTTGTGCAAGACCCACGCGGGTATACCCGCGCATAAGGAGCAGAAATGAGTGAGTTCAAGTTCCCAGACGAACTGGACGACGACAAGAACGTCGATCTGGAAGTCTCAACCGAAACCGATGTCGAGATCGAGATCGTTGACGACACCCCCGAGCGGGACAGAGGCCGCAAGCCCTTGGACCGTGAAGTGGCTGATCCCACCGATGAAGAGATCGACCAGTACTCCGACGGCGTTAAAAAGCGCATCAAGGAGTTGACCCACGCACGTCACGACGAGCGCCGGGCCAAGGAGGCACTCTTGCGCGAGAAGCAGGAGTTGGAGCGTCTTGCTCAGCACATGGCTGAGGAGAACAAAAAGCTCAAGCAATACGTCAACAGCGGCACCGAGCAGTACGCGGCTTCCCAGCTGCAGATTGCGGAGACCGAGGTCGAGAAAGCCAAGCGCCAGTTGAAAGAAGCCACTGAGGCTTTTGACACGGATGCAGTCATCGCGGCACAAGATGCCCTGATGGATGCCAAGATGAAGGTGCAGGCTGCAAAAAATTTCCGTCCAACCCCTTTACAGGTGGAAGAAACTGAGGTACAAACTCAGCAAACGCAAGTATCACGTCCGGAACTGGACGACAAGACTGTTCGCTGGCAGGCAAAAAACCAGTGGTTCGGTTCGACGGGATACGAGGAAGTCACCAGCTTTGCACTAGGGCTGCACCAAAAACTAGTCAACTCCGGGGTCGACCCCCGCTCTGACGAATACTTCGAGCGCATTGATGCTCGCATAAAGTCCACGTTCCCTGAAGTTTTCGGTGGGACTGAAGACAAGCCAAAATCCGGCGATAGCTCCAAACGACCTACATCGGTTGTGGCTCCGGCGACTCGTTCGACTGGTGCACGCAAAGTCCAGTTGACTCCCACGCAGATTGCGTTGGCGAAAAAATATGGATTAACCCCGCAGCAGTACGCTGCTGAAGTAGCAAAATTGGAGAAATCAAATGGCTGAAACAACTAACCGGAACCCTCGTGCCCTTGAGTCACGCGAAAAAACGACTCGCTACGTGTACACACCTGCGAGTGCACTGCCTGATCCAACCCCTGAACCCGGTATGGTGTATCGCTGGATTGCGACTCACGTACTTGGCGAAGCCCAAAACACGAACGTGTCTACCAAGATGCGTGAAGGTTGGGAACCGGTCAAAGCAGTCGACCATCCGGAACTGATGCTGGAGGGTAATGCGAAAACTGGCAACGTCGAACTCGGCGGTCTCATGCTCTGCAAGATGCCCCGTGAACGTGCGCAAGCCCGTGATGAGTATTACGCTAAACAAGCGCAGGCCCAGATGGAATCTGTGGATAACAGTTTCATGCGAAACAATGACCCACGCATGCCTCTTTTCGCTGACCGCAAGTCATCGACAAGTCGTGGCGGTGGTTTTGGTTCTGGTTCAAAGTAACAAGGAGTTTTAAATGTCTTCTACTGCCTCTCCCTACGGTCTGCGTGCCGTAAACGAGATCGGCGGCCTGCCATACGCTGGTAGCACCCGCACTTTCTTGATCGACCCAGCTGGTACAGCATCGAACATTTACAACGGTTCGCCCGTGTACGTGAACGCTGATGGCTATCTGGCCGTTGCAACCGCTACTGGCGCTGATGCAACCACAAACGGTTTCCCTGTTGGTACTGCCAACACCGGTATCGTTGGTGTGTTCACTGGCTGCTCGTATGTGAACGCTCAAGGCCAGCAAATCTGGTCGCAGTACTACCCCACCGGCGTGACTGGTGTGATTACTGCTACTGTGATTGACGATCCTGATGTCGTGTTCCAAGTCCAGTCCGCTGGCTCGGTGACACAAGCCGCTCTGGGCGCAAACGTGTTCTTCTCCACTGGCGCTGTGGCAACTGGTAGCACAACTACTGGTAACTCCACCGCTTCTGTGGTTGCAGGCTCGTCTGCCGTCACCACAACTGCTGCGTTCCGCGTGATCGGTTTTGCAAACAACGTCAACTCGACAGTGGGCGACGCCTACACTGACGTGTTGGTCAAGATCAACCCCGGCTACCATAGCTACACCAACGCCGTTGGTCTGTAAGGAGTAAATTACCATGGCTATTTCACGCGCACAACTGCTTAAAGAACTGCTCCCCGGCTTGAACGCTTTGTTCGGTTTGGAGTACGCACGTTACGGCGAGCAACACAAAGAAATCTACGAAACAGAGAAATCTGAGCGTAGCTTTGAAGAAGAAACCAAGCTGGCCGGTTTTGGCGCTGCTCCTGTCAAGAACGAAGGCTCTGCCATCGCTTATGACAACGCGCAGGAAGCCTTCACTGCTCGCTACACCCACGAAACCATCGCTTTGGGCTTCTCCATCACTGAAGAAGCTGTGGAAGACAACCTGTACGACAGCTTGTCCGCCCGCTACACCAAGGCTTTGGCTCGCGGTATGGCTTACACCAAGCAGGTTAAAGCTGCTGGCGTGTTGAACACTGGCTTTGCTGGCACCGCTCTCGGCGGCGACGGCGTGTCTTTGTTCGGTAACAACTCCAGCGGTACTCGCGTTGGTCATCCTTTGGTTGGCGGTGGTGTGAACTACAACAGCCCAACCACTGGCGTTGACTTGAACGAGACTTCGTTGGAAAACGCTACCATCCAGATCGCTGCTTGGGTGGACGAACGCGGTCTGTTGATCGCTGCCAAACCAGTCAAGTTGATTATCCCTCCATCACTGATGTTCGTTGCCAAGCGCTTGCTGGACACCGAACTGCGTGTTGGTACTGCTGACAACGACATCAACGCGTTGAAGCAGTTGGGTACCGTGTCTGGTGGCTACACCGTCAACAACTTCTTGACCGACACAAACGCTTGGTTCTTGACCACAGACGTTCCAAACGGTTTGAAGCACTTCGAGCGTTCTGCTTTGCAGACTTCGATGGACGGTGATTTCGACACAGGTAACGTCCGTTACAAGGCCCGCGAGCGTTATTCGTTCGGCTGGTCTGATCCATTGGGTATCTGGGGCTCTTCGGGTTCCTGATGACAACACCCGCCACGCAGGCAACTGCGCACCCCGGCGGGTTACTTTGAAAAAGGGGCCTTGTGCCCCTTTTTCTTTTCGTGTATATTGCAATCAATCCCGGACTTTCCGGTGTATCTGACGGCTCCGGGCCGACGTCATGCAGACAGATACGCCTTAACCGCATGAGGAATAAATCATGGCTCAAACTACCTTCCAAGGCCCAGTTCGCTCGTTGGCTGGCTTCATCACTCAAGGCCCCGCCACTGTTGTCAACT